GATGTCTCCGATGGCGGGGATGCCGATGGCGGGGATGCCGATGGCAGCCCAACAGCCGCTCCCACCAGGGCCGATAGATATTTCACAGATACCACCTGAACTTTTGGCCGCATTAGGCCTGTAATCGCACGTACCAACACGAGCGTATCCGTAGGAACAACCCAAAGAGGATTCCATTATGTCTGATGTCTCTGTTGAGACTGCAATGCCCGAAGTTGACCCCGTTAGCGATCAGTCGCTCGGACAAGAGACTGAAGGCTCAACTGGCTCTTACGAGTCGAACACGGTAGAGGCTCCGCCTGACTACTTCGATATCAACGCCCATGCGGATAAGAAGGTCCGCATCAAGGTGGACGGTACGGAGATGGAGGTTCCTCTCGCTGAACTGTCTAAGGGGTATCAACGCCAGCAGGATTATACCCGTAAGACGCAGGAGGCTGCTCGCATCCGTCAGGAAGCGCAGCAGGCGATGGCGTTGCAGCGGGCGCTGGAAACGGATCCGAAGGGGACACTGAAGATTCTTCAGGCAGCCCTAGAGGACACTGTTGAAACCCCTGTTGAGGACGAGTTTGTTGATCCTGTGGAGCAGTCGCTCCGTCAGGAGATCGGCCGTCTTCAGCAGGCTATCGCCCCGCTCCATCAGGAGCGTGCGATGCAGCAGGCGCAGCGTGAGGTGGAGACCCTTACTGAGACGTACGGGTCGCTGTTTGCCGATAATCGGGATTCGGTGATTCAGGCTGCTATCGAAATGGGCACTGATCTTGACACTGCGTTCAGGATCGTCGCTTTCGATCTCATCTTTGCCGCCAGGCAGGGTGAGTCGGATTATAACAGTCAGCAGGCTGCTGAGCGTGCCGCTCGGGAACGTGCTAAGGCTGAGGCGGCTAGTGTTGTTTCGGATGGTGGTGGTGCGTCGGCGGCAGGTACTGTCGCCAAGCCCAAGCCGACGAACAGTTTGCGTGAGGCGCTGCTGGAATCGGCTCGGGAGTTGGGCATGTCACTCTCGCCTTCGTAGGCGAACACACCTTTAAGGAATTACTCTCATGACTGATCCGAACACCAACTTTTCCACCCTTCTCTCGACCACGCTGAACAAGCATCGGGAGAAGTTGGCGGACAACATTTTCTCCGCTCGTCCCCTCACCTATTGGCTTGTTGACCGTAAGGGTCGGAAGCGGATGGAGAAGGGCGGCGTTAAGATTGTGGAGCCGCTGATCTACGCTGAGAACACTGGGTTCTCCTCGTACGCCGATTATGATCGTATTTCGATCACCCCGCAGACGGGCATCACTGCCGCCGAGTATGAGTGGCGTCAGTTGGCTGTCCCTGTGGTGATTTCAGGTATTGAGGAGTTCAAGAACCAGGGTGATTCTGCTGTCATCAACCTTCTGGAAGCCAAGGTCACTCAGGCTGAGGAGACGATGAAGGCGCAGATGAACGTGATGCTGTTCGGTGACGGCACGGGCAACGGCGGCAAGGACTGGCTTGGTCTCCGCGCCCTGGTCGGTGACCACGATCTCGGTCCCGCCACTGTCGGCAACATCAACTGCGAGACGGCTGGTAACGAGTTCTGGCGTTCTGGCGTTGACTACAACGCTGGTGCGACCGTTCTCACCGAGGCGATCATGCGGTCCCTGTACAACTCGGCTACTGATGGTGGCAACGATGTCCCCGATTTCGGTGTCACCACTCTTGCCCTGTTCGAGAAGTATGAGTCGCTGCTGACGACGAACATGCGGTACACGGACGAACTGTCCGCGAACCTGGGGTTCACGAACCTCACCTATAAGGGTAAGCCGATCTTCTGGGATGGTGACTGCCCCGCTGGGTACATGTTCTTCCTGAACAGCAAGTATCTGACGCTGGTTGGTGGTGCGGACCGTTGGTTCAAGTCGACGCCGTTCACTTCCCCGTTCGATTCGGCTCACGCTTCGTCGGGTGCGGGCACGTTCGTGGATGCACGTTACAGTGTGATCACCACGTACGGTCAGTTCACGACGAACAACCGTCGCAAGCATGCCGTGGGGAACAACTTCACGACCGCCTGAGCGGTTCATGTGGGTGTGTGGTGGGCGGGGGAAGCCGCCCACCACATATCTCAACCCATCGTCAACCTGCGGGGGGTTCACAGTGGCGTCAGCCTCCGTGGACTCCCCGTTTCATCATTTGGAGTAGTTGATGCCCACCACATATGACCATAACCGTCCCGAAGGTCACATTCTTGTTGCTGCTCTCCATGATGCGAAACCGCGTCATGATGTTGTGCTTTTGGGCACTGGTCCTGGGATTGTCCGCGCCGACTCCAACGCCGAATATGTTGGGCGTGGCCCGAAGTGCGCGGGGAACGATGAGACATGTAACGCGAACAAGGTGGCGGGCCACGATTATTGCATCGGGCATCTGCGACAGATGGGGGCTGCGAAGTGAACTTGGGGGACATCCGCACGCAGTCCCGTGAAATCCTTCAAATGCGGGAGGATGAGTTCCCGAACGCTCTAGTTGACATGTTCGCTGAGGACGGGTTCAACAGGATCGCTTTCTCCGATAGACGATGGCCGTTCTATCAGTCGTCAGCGACACTGACCACATCGGCAGCGGATCAGACGTACACGTTGGCGTCGTTGTCGTTGCGGGAGATTAAGCGGATTGTCCGTTCAGGTGAGGGCGGGCTGATGCCTATTGATCATGCGGAGGCGGTCGGCTGGTTCGGCACTGACACTGGCGACCCAACCCATTGGTCGATGCTCAGCGATGTCGTGTATCTGTGGCCGATTCCGACATCGACGGAGTCGTTGACGGTTGTCGGCTGGCGGGAACCAACCGCCTGGTATAACGACGTGTCCACAGAGATTGATGCTCACGAGTCGCTGCATCTGTCGGTGTTGTATTGGGTGTTGTCGAAGGCGTACGCCCAGTTGGAAGACACTGAGATGGCGGCGTTCTATGAGGGGATGTTTGTGTCGGGGGTGGAGGGTGCGCAGCGTGCGTTGAAGTTGCGTAACGCTGGCGATCTGCCGTTGATTTATTCGGGTGGGGTGCCGTCGTCTCCTGCGTCGACGGATGTTCCGAGGGTGCTGATTTCCTGATGGTTTCTAGGGTTGAGGCGTTCAACATCACTGACTTTATGGGCGGGTTGAACCTGTCTGCGGATCCGTTCGCTTTGGAAGTGAACGAATCCCCTGACGTGTTGAATGTGGATTTCGACCCGAAGGAAGGTGTGCGTTCACGGCTCGGATGGACCCGTTGGCATGCGACAGCAATCGCTGGGACGTGGACGCCTAAGCGGATGGCGATGTTCCGCACCGAGGGCGGCACCACCTATGTGCTGTTGTCGAACAACGGGAAGGTGTATTCATCGACGGCGGGGACGTGGTCGACGTTACAGGCTGCTGCGGTGGATATTGTGGCGACTGGGCCTGCTGGTTGCGAGTTCGCCCCATGGAAATCAACCCTGTATTTGGCTTGCGGGAACGCTAACACGTCCCGCAAGTGGACAGGTAGCGGGGACGCTACGGCGTTAACCGCCAGCGGTCCGACTTGGCAGGAGGATTACGCCACCCCTGTCGGGGGCTATTTCCCGAAGGCGAATCTTGTGACCGCACATGCTGGGTTCATGTTTGTTGCGAACACGGTTGAGGATGGGACGACGCATACGAACCGTTTGCGTTGGTCGCATCCGAACTCTCCTGAGAATTGGGCGTCGCTGGATTATCTGGATATTTTGGAGGGTGGCGACGCGATCAACGCGATTTTGTCGATGCGTGATCATCTGCTGATTTTTAAACGCAGGTCGATTTGGGCGTTGTATGGTTCGACTGCGGATACGTGGCAGTTGGTGAACGTGACGAGGGAGTCGGGGACAACGTTCCCGAATTTTGTTGCACGGTCTGAGGATGCCGCGTTCTTTTTGGATGCTGCCCGCGGGATTTACATGTATGCGGGTGGGGACATTCAGTTGGCGTCGAAGCCGTTGCAGGATTTGTTCACTCAGGGGTCGTTGACGCCTTCTGCGATGGCGGCTGGTAAGGCGTGGGTGAACTATTTGAATGGTCGGGTGTGGGTGAGTTTGCCTGTCGGCGGTTCGGTTCCGACGTATTCGTATGTGTGGGATCCGACGGGTGCGAAGGGTGGTTGGACTGCGTATCAGGGGGCTGACGGGTATGGGATCGGTCCTGGTGTGCAGTCGATTGCGTCGTCTGGCGCGGATTTTCCGATTGCTGCGGCGTCGAGTGCTGGCTACATTTTGGAGGTCGATAACGAGGGGGAGACGAAGGATGCTATCAGCACAACTGATCAGACGTTCCCTTCGTTTTATGTGACGCCGTGGGTGAATGTTGGGCAGACGACACAGAAGAAGAAGTGGATCGCCCCTGATGTGATTGTGGTGAGAACGACTGTCGATCATAGGTTGACGTTTTCGGTGTTCATGGATTATGACGGCCTGTCGGCTGTCACCCAGTTCAATGTTGATGTTCCGAACACTGCTGGTGGTGCGTGGGGGACTGGGAATTGGGGGACGGCGTACACGTGGG